AATGTCGGCGTTTGGGTCAATAACAAGACCAATAAGAACCTCGCCTTGTTCATGGAAAACCAATATGCCGGGGTCGCACCCCGTGCCATCGCGCCGGGACGATTGTCTGGCACTGAGGGTTGGCACCTGGCCTGGACGGCAAACAAGTTCTACGCCCAGAATGATTTCGGCACCTACAACAAGTACGGGATGATCGGATACAACGAGAAGACCCGCACCCTTGTGATCAATGAAAACACCAATGGCGGGACGGGCATGCGGTTGCATGTCTACTCGAACGTGGCTCCTTTCGACATCCATGCCTCTGATCGCAAGACCTGGTTTGATGCTCTGGACGAGGCTAACCATACGTTCTTTGACTGGACGACAAACTCGGCTGGCTACAGCGAAAGTCTTTACCGTGCCGTTGTTGTACCTTGTGATGACGGCAAGGTGATCATCGTTCGGATGGAACCTCACAGCTACTGTATGCTGGATCGGTTCACGCCGGATGGTGCTGGTGGCTTTACGCAGGAATCGACCCATACACTGAGCACCACAACGTCCTATGGGATGGAACAGGGGGATCGCAACGGCATTCGCTTCCAGATCTCAAACGACGGCAAATATGTCATTTGTTACCAGCCCTATTACTACTACGGGGCCGGGGCCGAGGTGTTTCTGATCCGCGTGTCCGACGGCAAGTATGTGTTCTTGCAGCATCAGGACAGCAGTTACGGACGTTCATTCGCGCCAATCCGCGACAGTGACTTCATGATTTCCTATAGCCCGAATTCTGATAGCGGCTATGGCATCTACATGTCGCACATCGACACCAAGAGCATTTTTGAGGCGATTGCCGACAAGGGCGACATGAGCTCCAAGGTGCCGGGCTTCAATGTCTACATCTTCGACAGCGCCTATCACTCCACCAACTATCCCTACATCGTGCCGATCATAGGAGGTAACTAATCATGGTTGATAAAATCAGCTTTCCCCATAGCGACGACTGGGGCGTGATTGGCCCGAACGGTCAATTCAAGCTGCCTGTGCCGTCCAAGCTCGGTCACCGGTTTCAGTTGGTCGATGGCAAGGTTGTCGATCGCTATGGCGGCATTACCGACGAAGAGGTCAAACAGCAAGACGCCGATACCGTGGCATCTCAACAAGCGGCGGAATTGGATGCAGCTCGATCTGCTCTTGTTGGCCGAGTTAAATCAGAGGCCGGTGAACGGATCGCGGCGACCGATTGGAAGGTGGACCGTGCCAGAGAGCGCGATGCCTTGAACGGCACAACCACCTTGAAAGATGTCTATGCCGAGCGCGAAGCCATCCGAACCGCCAGTGATGAAGCGGAAACAGCCATTGCTGCGCTTGCCACATTGGATGAGATCCAAGCCTTCACCTGGTAGCCCTCGCATTTCCAATCGAACCCAATCCACCGGCCTTGAGCCGGTTTTTTTATGTCTGCGTTTTGACCCATGCCTGATCCAACACTTAGCCAGGCCATCCGGGAGGCCTATGCAGCCGCTCCTTCCGATGTGGTGATCCTGCATACACTTGAATTGCGCCATCCAGCTTTTGTCGATGACGACGGAAGCCCGACGGCTATTCGGGTGGTGCGGGATCACCGGAATCTGGAAGCCCGTCTGGAGGCGTCAGCTCCCGTAAACGGTGGCGAGATGGTCACCTTCATCGCTTTGGCCTTTGATTTGTCGTTGCCACCCATCGACACGGCACCCGTGCCTGAAATCACGGTGACGTTGGACAACGTCAGCCGTGAGATTGTTCGCCATCTGGACGCTGCAGCCGTTTCTCAGGACAAGATTGAAATCACCTATCGGCCCTATCTCTCCACGGACCTTGAAGGACCGCAGATGGATCCTCCGATCACGCTGGTGCTGACGGAGGTTGAGGCCAACGCCCTTCAGGTGACCGGTCGGGCCCGGATGCTGGACATCGGCAACAAGGCTTTTCCGAGCGAGACCTATACAGCCAAACGGTTTCCGGGGCTGACGCGATGACGAAATTGTTTATGCCAGCCGCCCTGAGCCAACCCTGGCATTGGGCCGAAACCTATATCGGCATCCCATGGGCGGCAGATGGCGAAGGGCCGGACAGTTTTCACTGTTGGGCTTTCGTTTGTCATGTGCAGCAACGTCAGTTTGGCCGCGAATTGCCAGCGATCCCAAACCCGGAAGACCTTCTCGCGATTGCCAGAGATTTTCGCGATCACCCTGAACGGAAGCGCTGGGTTCTCGTTGACGAACCACAAGAAGGTGACTGCTTGCTGATGCGCCAGGCCCGCTATCCCATCCATGTCGGCGTCTGGCTCGACGTGGATGGCGGCGGTGTACTCCATTGTGCCCAAGAAGCTGGGGTCGCCTTTCAGAACCTTGCGTCCCTGTCTGCCAATGGCTGGCGGATTGAGGGCTATTATCGCTACTTATTTGATAATCCCGGTCGCGGCTCCGCCGCTCCTCGCCTCTTGGGACCTAATTGATGCTTGCTGCCGTCACCCTCGTCAGAAACCCGTTCTATCCTGAGCGGGACCGAGAAGTGCGTCCGGTTCTAAGCCCGGCTTCTGTGCGCGGATGGCTCATTCAACAAGGCATTGAAGAGTTTGATCGTCCGACGATCTGCCTATTCAACGGCCAGGCTGTTTTGAGAGCCGATTGGGAAAACACGTTCATCAACGACAATGACGTGGTTGCCTTTGTGACCCTGCCTCAAGGGGGCGGTGGTGGAGGTGGTGGGGGAAAGAACCCGCTGCGCACCGTCCTGTCCATTGCGGTTATGGTGGCTTCGTTTGCGCTTGGCGGGCCTTTGGGCGCGGCCATGGGGATTTCGGCCAATGCGGGGGCAGCCCTTGGTATTGGCGCAGGCGTTCTTCAGCAAGCTATCGGCGGAGCGATTATCTCACTGGCAGGTATGGCGTTGATGAATGCCGTTGTACCTGCGCCCAAGCCATCTGTACCGTCGTTGAGTTTTGGTTCCCTTGGTGCGCCACCAGCCCCTAGTCCAACTTATTCTCTATCAGCCCAGGGCAACGAAGCCCGTCTCGGCCAGCCGATCCCCGTTCTTTATGGCCGACATCTGATCTATCCCGATCTTGCAACCCAGCCCTATCAGGAATTCGTGAACAATGAGCAGTACCTGTTTCAGCTCCATGTGATCGGCCAAGGTGAATTCGATCTGGAGCAGGTGCGTATTGAAGACACGCCCATCTCGTCTTTTGAAGAGGTGGAGACGGAGATCGTTGGGCCGGGTGGCATTGTCACCCTGTTTGAAACTGACGTGGTCACCGCACCCGAGGTCGCGGGTCAGGAATTGCGCAGTACAGGTGATGGTGGGGACTGGATTGGTCCGTTTACAGCTAATCCCGCTGAAACCAAAGCCGGTCATATCGGCATCGACGTGGTGTTCGCCCGGGGCCTATATTACGCCAACGACAGCGGTGGGCTTGATACCCGCAGTGCTCAATGGGAGGTTCAGGCTCGAACCATTGATGATGAAGGCCTGCCGATCGGTGATTGGTTATTGCTGGGCACAGAGAGCTATACAGCCTCAACCAATTCTGCGCTCAGGATCAGCTATAAATACGTTGTTTCGTCTGGGCGCTATGAAGTGCGAATGATCCGCCTTGATACGATTGATACGTCATCGCGTGCTGGACACGAGCTACGCTGGGGTGCTGTCCGCTCATATCTGGAAGGCATCCCGGAATTCGGCAATGTAACGCGGTTGGCCGTCAAAATGCGGGCGACCGACAACCTATCTCAACGCTCCTCGCGGATGATCAACTGTGTGGTTACCCGGAAGCTCTCAATCTGGACCTCTGAAACCGGGTGGTCATCGCCTGAACCGACACGCTCCATTGCCTGGGCTTTTGCTGATGCTTGTCAGGGGGCTTACGGCGCTGGCTTGGCTGAGGCCCGAATGGATCTTCAGGCATTGACCGAATTGGATCAAACCTGGTCGGCAAGGGGCGATACCTTCGACGGGGTTTTTGATAGCACCATGACGGTTTGGGAAGCCCTGATCCGTATTGCCCGTTGTGGTCGGGCCGTTCCCGTATTGCAGGGTGGTGTCGTGCGGCTATTTCGGGATGCGCAGCAGACTTTACCTGTGGCTATGTTCAGTCCTCGCAATATCGTCAAAGGCTCATTCAAAATTCAATACATCATGCCGGGTGACGATACGGCGGATGCTGTGACCGTGGAGTTTTTCAATTCCCGGACATGGAACCCAGATGAGGTCACGTCCAGTCTTCCGGATAGCGCAGCACAAAAGCCTGCCAAGGTGATGCTCTTTGGTTGCACCAATGAACCCCAAGCCAAACGCGAGGGGCTCTATATGGCGGCGGACAATCGCTATCGCCGAAAGCTGGTCTCCTGGCAGACGGAACTGGATGGCCTGATCCCGACCTATGGGGATCTGGTGGCTGTCACGCACGATATGCCGCGATGGGGACAAGGTGGTGAAGTGGTTTCATGGGATCCGGAAACGTCAATATTGGAAGTCTCAGAGCCTTTGGATTGGTCGGAAGGAGTCGATCACTACATCGCCTTGCGCCGTCGCGATGGGAGCCCAGCCGGGCCGTTTAAGGTTCAGGCAAATGGCGATGATATGAGATCACTGAGGATCTTGGATGCGCTGGATTTTGTGCCTTACACCGGCACGGCAGAAGAGCGCAGCCATTTTGCCTTCGGCCCAGGAGAGGCGTGGAGTGCCAAGGCGCGTGTGATTGCAGTGCGGCCTCGTGGTGAGCTGGTCGAGATTACAGCTGTCGGTGAGGACGTTCGTGTCCACGAGGCCGATCTAGCTGCCTGAATTTTAGTCCAAGGAGAAAGCCTATGAACTGTCCTTCAACGAAGGACGGGCATGTCGTCATGCCTGAGGAAGAATTTGAGCAACTGCTCGAGTTGGCCGCCGAGCGTGGTGCAAAGCGGGCGCTGGCGGATGTCGGTCTGGTCGATGAAGAAGCAGCTGGCGATATCCGTGACCTTCGCTCTCTGCTCGGCGCTTTGCGTGTAGCCAAGCACACAGCCTGGTCGACCATTGTCCGTCTCGTCACCACAGGGGTGTTGATCGCCCTGATGGCGGGTGTGGCCATAAAACTTAAGCTGTTTGAAGGAGGTCACTGATGCCTGCACTCTCAGAAAAATCCATTGCCAAGCTTTCCACCTGTCACCCGCTCTTGCAGCGGGTTTTTCATGAGGTGGTCCGGGAATTTGATTGCACCATCCTTGAAGGACATCGCAACAAGGATCGCCAGAACCAGATGGTTGATGAAGGAAAAAGTCAGGTTCGATGGCCGGGCGGAAAACACAATACGGTCCCGTCTCTAGCCGTGGATGTGACGCCTTATCCCATCAAATGGGACGACCGGGAACGACAGACGTTGTTCGCGGGCTATGTCCTCGCCACCGCCAAATCCATGGGCGTGACCCTGCGCTGGGGTGGTGACTGGGACCGGGACACCGAGGTTCGCGATAACAATTTTGATGATCTCGTTCATTTTGAGATCGTGGAGCAAGAGGCGCGGAAGGGCGAAGCCCTGACAGGGAAAGGACAGTAGCCATGTTGGATAAATTGATCGGCAGTGGCATCGTCTCGGCCGCAGAGGGCGTTGCTAACATTATCGACCGGTTTGTTGAAACTGATGAGGAAAAACAGGCAGCCGAGTTGATCAAGGCCAAGCTGATGATGAAGCCGAGTCTGGCCCAGATTGAGCTCAATAAGGTTGAGGCCGGACACCGTTCTATCTTCGTTGCGGGCTGGCGTCCCTTTATCGGCTGGGTCTGCGGCTCCGCACTGCTTTGGCACTTCATCCTGTTCGATATGTTGACCTGGGTAACTGTCAACTTCTTCCCCCATGTGACGGCACTGCCTGAGCTGACCGGCACCGAAGCGCTGGTCACCGTGCTGCTGTCCCTGCTGGGCCTGGGTGCTATGCGGACGGTGGAGAAGTTCGGGGGGCGGGCTAAATAG